TTCCATTAGGGAACGTATTATTAAATCTAGGCTTTGATGTACTTGGGTCTGTATAGAAACATCCCATAAATACTCCTCTGATCGCATCGCCTGCAGTTGCTATAACGATATTTCCATCGTTACCTTGTTTAACTGGATCACCAGTAAAAAGTCCGCTTGCGCCACTTGCAATAGAGTATTTAGTAGTACCAGTAGTTCCGCCTGGGGCAGAACCAACTTTAGCTATTGGTCTTAAACCAAATGCTTGGTCTATGTTAGCCATAGTAGTCTCCTAAATTATTCCGGAGACATTGATCTTACTTATTAAGACTTCTTGCCACCGAAAGTTACTCTGCTCTGCCTTTCCTGATGGATTGGCATCGCTGGATGCTCTTCTTTGTGGAGATCATTCTCAATTGCTTTTGTCTTCGTATCAGTGAGAGATCTGAAATATTCATCTCTATCTTCTTTCACTTCAAGTGGACAGCGCATTAATAATAAACCGCCTATCCCTATTACACCTTTGTACTTTCCGTCAGCGATAGATGGTAAATCCATTCTATCGGGATACTCATCTGATTTTACAAACTCATACCCACTTCGTAATCTACCAATGATATTTTTTTCATCAGCCATACCACGATATTCAGATCGTACCCACCTGTGGTGAAAACCCTCTGGTGGTTCCGGTGCTTCTAAATTTGATGGGGGAACCCAGCCCCTAGGACGAACATCCTTTTCACGGGTTTCTTGTTTGCGTGACAGTGTCTTTACTCCTTTTGTAGTCATATTACGCTCCTTCCTTCACGTGTTTTGCGTATTCTTCTAATGGCACATTGAGTCTTTTAGCTATTGCAACTTGTGAAGGTGTGAGCTTCACGACTCTGCGTCCAGATTTAGTTTTTCGTACGGCCGACGCAACAGTCTGAACGGGCTGCTTCGTTTCGGTTTTCTTCTCCTTCGTATTCTCTTCAAAATAGTCTGGAAACGAGTCTCTTATATAAGAGTTAACTTCATTATAATACTCATCGCTCGTTGGGTCAAATCCTTCCTGCACTAATTGCTCATGATAACCTAGAGCAGCATCTCTCATATGCTTTGTTTCTGGATTTTCAAACCAAGGATTTCTACGTGCCCAGTCTTCAGCTTTATAATCTCTCGCTGGATAATTTTGAGCTTGTTGAGCTTGAAAAGCCTGCTGTTCTTGCATCTGTTTTGCATACTCTTCATCTCTTTTTTGACTAGCTTTTAAAGTAGATAGTCTAACTGTATCAGCTTTAGCTGCAGCCAACTGTTCTTGAGCCTCTACCTGACCTGCAGTGTCATTATCCTCAATCGCTTTTTTAAGTTTTGCTTTAGCTGCATCAACAGCAGATGTAACTCTACCCTCAAACTCTGATACATAACCTTTACCTACAGTGCTGTATTTATTTTTAAGCTGTTCATTTTCTTGTTGCGAAGCTTCATACAATCTTTCCATTTCCCGCATTCTTCCCACGAGATTGTTAATTCTTTTCTTTACACCTTTACTGTAATTATCAAGATCACCTGTTTCATATGGGTCTGTTGGAACTTCTGGTTCCTTTTCACGTGAAACTTTCTCCTCTTTAAGTGGAGCAGGTTCTTGTTTGACAGGCTCTTCTACTTGTTCTTCTTCAACAGCAACAGCCCCTTCTTTTTCATTTTCATCTTTTAATTCCACCTCTACAGGATCTCCTGTTACATCTAGTGGAACCATTTTTTCATTTGCATTCTGCATAGAGTTCTCCATGTTTATAAAATATTAGCTGGCAATATATCTCTCGGATCATCAACGACCGCCAGAACTTCATCGTCATTAATGATTCTTAATTCGCCCCCATCTATTTTAATTCTAGAACCCGCATATCTAGTAATTAAAACCCAATCATCCTTTTTACACCAAGGACCATCGGGAAATCTTTCTTTATCTTTATAGGCACTAGGTCCTATTTTTAAAACTTTACATATATTTGTTGTTATCTGTGACTCTTCTATTGTTTCATCGGTGAGAAGAACACCACCTTTTGTCTTACCTTCTAATTTTAATGGAAATAAAACAATTCTAAAACCAGTTGGCTGAGGAATTTTTTCTAATTCTTTTTTCTTTTTTTCTGCTTGTTTACCATCCCACACATGTTGTGGCACGATTAGTTTTGGTTTAGTCATCTTCTAGCTCCTGTTTCTTTAGCAGGTCCGTGAGTTCCCGTAATTCATTATTTAGCGCTGCAAGTTTACCAGTCAAATATTTATAATCTGCCCAGTCCTTACAGAGTCCGCTTAGTATAGACTCTTCAACCGCCTTTTGTCTATCTATTAATTGATTTTTATAATAACTAAAAAAATTTTCTAACCGCATGCCTTCATTTGTTCTGCCATGGCTTTGGCTCTGTTTGGTGTCTGTTTAGCCCAACGAGAATCAAGCATCTCGAAACTTGCCCCAATATAATTCTGTTCTGCTAATGCTTTCCACATATTATTAAATTTTGAAACACCAGTTCTTCCTAATTGAAATACCATTTCTATAAGTAGCTCTTCTGCTTTCTCATCTATATTTAAACAATCACGTTCTTCCATTAATTCTCTTGCACCACGAATAGCTTCTTGCAAATCTTTTTTAAGTATATCCATTAGAAATTCTTCTTCGTATTCTTTGTCATCCTCCCAAAAATCTTCGACGCAAAGATGACCTACGCCCACGGTTCTCTTACCCAACGTATCTAGGTAAACTTTGTTTCTATAGCCTTCGTGTTTTTTAACTGATTCTAATAATCTATCTAGGTTCATTTCTTTTTAAATAGACCTATCGCACTTGATCCAGCCTTGATGCCAAAGCTCGCAGAAATCGCAATATATAATAAATTGTGATAATACGACGGTAGGTCTTGCAAAGCGAGAAACCCTTTATGCACATGATCTTGTAAAGGCGTGAAGACTAAAACTGCTGGAAGAAGTAAAACAATTAATGCTACTTCATCTTTCCACGATCCTTTCATTTGATCGACAGCACTTTGCTCCCATGCAACTTTACCAGCTATCTGATCTTCTTTAAGTTTCTGTGTTGCTTTGATTGTTGTTAATTTTAATTCTTGTTTTGCTTTCTTTGTTTCTACAAAACCCTTGACGCCATCAGCGACGACGCCAAGTAAAGGTTTAGCTAATAGTTGCCACATGAAATTTTATATTGCTCCTATAATTACAATTACGATTATTGCTACTATTGCAGCTTTAATCCAGTCTTTCATACTCCAGTCAGACCACTCTTTTAAGTGTGCCCATAAGTCAGATAAAAGTTTCATAGAAACCTCCTTTGTTAAAGCCGCGAAGTATACTACTTTACACCTTTGAATGCTACTTTTTTAATTTGAGCATTACTCGTTTGTCCTTTTGGCCCTGCTCCTTTGTTTTGTTTTACAACAAAAGGAGAAAAAGTTACCGCAGCATCTGATGCTACAATAGAATTTGGAAAAGGATTTTTTTGAGGAACCTCAGTCATTTTTGCATTTTTAAATTTCATTATCTTGCCTTTCCGTAACCACGTTTAGCTAATTTACCTGATTTCTTTTTTCTAACAGATTTTTTCTTTCTCAATGCTCCACCTTTTTTTAGACCTCTTGCTTTTAATTTAGCAGTAGCCTCAGCGAGACCACCCATTTTAAAAACTCCTCTGCCTTTTAAAATATCAGCTTGAGTAACTTTACCATCACCTGTTAAATCTGGAAATTTTTTAGCCATGCCTAATGTATAGTAGGTTTTACAAGATTTATCAAGTCTCTTAAATTAACATCCATCATGTGATTTACATCTTTTTCTGTTAAATTTTCATAATACAAAGTTTTTGCTACTGCCATCATAGCTCCAGCCATTAATAATTGATCTGTTTGTGATTTTGTTGACTGATCAACAATTGACATCAAGCCAGTAAAGTATTCTTGTATTCTTGCTTCTGCAGTTTCCATAATTCATAGTTAAGATCTTTCACCTAACTTTGCAAGTGATATTCCTTCTCTAATTGTTGCATGTTTATCTGCGTTATCTATCTTTTCTTGGTTCTGTTGTGCTGCAATTGCAGCTTTTTGTTCTTCAAGAGCTTGTTTCTCTCCATCTTTTTGTGCACGAAGCTCTAATTCTTCCGCACGTAGACCTAATTCTTCTTTTTTAAGCGTAACTAATGGGTCTTTTGTCATTCCTTCTAGGTATTCTTGCTCTTCAGCCACCATTTCTTCTGTTAATTCACGGATTCTTTGTGCAATTTCTCTTTCATTCTGCGTTTGGAACTGTTGAAGTAGTTGTGGAGGTAGTTGACCACCAAATTGTGCAGCTTGTTGCTGGAATATTGGTGCGTTTTTAGCTTCAATCTCTTGTCTAGCAACAAAACTTATGTGTTGAGAGATGTGTGACTGCAATAATGCCATAATATTTGGTGTATTTTTTACTAAATACGACGACATAAAGGCACGATGAGCCTCAATGTGAGCAATGTGGTCTTGTTGAGGAAAAGCTTGTAATGGTGTTTGCATTAAAACTTGTGAATTTTCCATTGCTGGGTCTATTGGTTGTGGTTGTTGTGGCGGAGGAAGTATCTGATCAATCTGTTGCACGCCCATTGACTCGTACATACGTCTGTATGCTTCGTATAAATTATGAATTTGTGGATTAGATTGTGCAAGTTGTAATTGTGTTTGTGCCAACGTGATACGTTGAGACATAGAAAAGATCGTTGGATCTGAAACTGGTAAAATATCTACACGGTTGTCGAAGTCAGTTTGTTTAATTTGTCTATTTCCACCGGCAACCATGTATGGATATTCTGGAGGTAAAAATTCTGCGATGATTCTTGCTAGTATTCTAAATTCTTTTTTCTGTGCGTAGTGTAATCTTTTGTGAATAGCACTCATGACTTTTGAGCCTTGCTCTAATAAAGCCATAGTTGTACCAACTGGATTTGCTTGTGAGCCTTCTCCTAGTTTTGCGTCAGCTACTGCAGCAAATCTTCTTCCTGCATCAACAACAAATCCTAATAATGCAAATAAAGTTTGATCTGGTCCTTTGTATGGAAGTGGTAATAATCCATTTCGTAAATCTCCTGATGGTGCATCGACATCTCTGAACTCTCCTGGCTGTATAGGATTATCATCATCACGTATTCTCAATCCTCTAGCTTTAAAACCTGCTGGTAAGTTTGATAAAGTTCCCGCATCAATTAATTGTCTAAGAGCTGCAGTTGCAGTTCTAGATAAACCACCAAGCATATGTATTAAACCAAATCCGTAAAATCCTAAACCCGGTAAAAATTTGTAGTGAATAAAATATTCTGTTTTTCTTTTTGTTGGATCGTCTTGTCTGTAGTTACGATAGATAGATAAAACTTTTCCTGACCCTTCTTCGATTGTAACTATGTATGGAATTTTTATTCCTGTAGGTTCGCCTTGGTCCATGTCTTCGAAACCCGGAATATCTAAATCACAGTGTATCTCTAACAGAGTATAGATGTCTGTGTTAGCAGGTTTAGTTTCACCTTGTATGTCATTATATTTTTCTTGTGTTTTTGATTCTTCTTCGTACGGATCATTTAGTTCAACGTCTCTATAGAATCCTGCAAACTGAGCCTTCCTTAAATCATTGCTTGTCATTTTTACAATGTGTGTAACTCTTTCACAGGTATCTAAATCTGTTGAAAGATACGGAACAACTAAATCTTCTGCTGGTACAAACTTTGCAACTGGTCTTGCTAAGTCTGCATCATAGTAAACTTTTTTAAAACTTGACCCTGCTAGTGGCAAATAAAATAATAACTGATCCATGTCAGGATCGTAATCTTCCATCTCATCTGTAATCAAATAGTTCATGTAATCTTTTACACGCTGTGCTTGTGCTTCTACTTCTGTAGTTATATCTCCAATGATATTACATTTTACTGGACCGCCTGCTGGTAATAATTCTTTGTAAGCTTGTGATTGAAATTGTGTAACACTCTCTGCTAGTAACGGATGTGTAACACCACTCGCACCTTGAAATGGTTGCGAGCGTTCGTTGTATTTAAAACCAAGTAGGTCTAGACCTTTGGTGTATGAGTCTATCCAATCCGATCGTGACTCTTTATCATCTTCATACTGTTGTCT